TGGCGCTTCGACAGGTCGAGAGCCCAATCGGGGAGGCACTTGGTCTCTGCTTTACCCACGTTCTCCCGCATCCACCTGTGCAGAGAGGGATCCTTGAGGCGGACATACTTGACCGGCCCCTCCCCACGAACCACGTGAGGAACCGGGATGCGGTTCACCCATTCCTGAATCTCCGAAAGATGTCGATCTTCGTGCTGCGTGATCTGAACTTCCGAAGAGGGGGTGACACCACCGTCACTGACCACCCAGCCGAGCAGGGAGAGGAAATCGTCCCCGGGGATCGAAACGGGGTACTGCTTCCGCGCAGTCGGCCCCACAGAGACCGGGTGAACCGGCACGTCGAATACGTCTAGTTCTTCCCCGGAATCCCATTCCACCGAGGTGCGGAACTTGACGTTCGTCGGCATTTCTTCGATGGGCTGGACCTTCCAGTCGGAATGCTCGGTCCGGTACAGCATCCTGTGACGGGGGGTGACCATCAGGTCCATGCCCCGCCCCGAGAAGGCGTGCATCTCCACATCTTCGACATCATAGGTATGGAGCGCACTCGGGAGGACGAACTCCATTGCCCCCGTGTCGGGGTGGACCTGCGCCACGCGCATCCCGGGGCGGTATTCGTTCCACAGCTTCCAGCCCTGATCCGTCAGGGCTTCAGTCTGCTCGTCATAGCACGCGAAGTTGAAGTCCTGTGCCTTCCCGAGAAACAACGGCGGCAGGCGGAACCCCGTGCGGACCCGCTCGCTGCACTTCGAGTCATAGTTTTCGAACATCGAGTCCTTCTGGTTCTCCGCCCCGAACCTCTGGACGTTGACCTTGACGTTGCCCGCGCTGTTCAGATCCCCGGAGGACGAGAACAGTTCACATAGCACCGCCCTCTGCTTGAATTTGGCTTTACCAGATAGGTAATCCGTGAGGTCCGTCCGGCTGCGCCCGGTGAGCTGGCCCCCTTCGATGAAAATGAAGGCTGGGGGGATGCCACCATGGTCGAAGAACTCCAGATTGAATTCCTCGGCCTTTCGGCTCCCAAGGATGCTCGGAATCTGACTGACCCAACGCGGCACATGGTAGTTCGTCTTCGTATCCGGGATGGCCCCATGGACCATGAGTTCGTTGGCCAGGACGATGCCGGAGCCGGGCTCGTTGGCCCTCTTCACCTCCTTGTCTTCCAGCCACAGGCCCGTCTTGGCATTGAGTTCCCGGGTGCAGCCGTACTCCTTGAAGTAGGTGACCTTACTGCCCACGGCCATGGCGTAGCGCCGCTCACGCATGAACATGGTGACCTGAACTTCACGGGTCCCGCGCATGATGGTCCTGGTCACGGGGACAGGCTCATCGAGAGTGACAAGACGAATCAGCTTGGCATCCGCCCGGCGAAGGAACCGGAGCACGCCATCGCCATCCCGAATCACTTCCAATGCCCAGTACCCGCAGGATTCCTGATCGCGGCGGAGGCGACGGCGGAGGGTGGTGAACGATATGCCCGGCCACGGTTCGGCCAACAGGGACGTCACGTCAGCGTAGCCTTGGATGCCCTCGGCTTTTTCAGCGTCCCCGTCCTCGTCCACCAGTTTCCATCCCGTGCCGTCGATGTTGGTCTCCATTGCAGAGATACAAACACCGAGGGTGTTGTTCGTGTGGGTCAGTTGTTCCAACTGGACGGGATTGTAGGTGGGCTTCACGAGGGCCACGCCGTTCTCGGCGTTGTACAGGTGCTGGAACTGTTGCAGGTCCTCGATGTCGAGGGCCTGTGCGCGAAGCTCCTGCTCAGCCTTGGTCAGCGTCACCTCATCCTTGACGACCGTGGAGACCCCGAGGGCCTGAGCCAGATGATCCCGCCCGTCCCCCTGTACCTCGCTTTCCGCACGGGCTTCTGCCCCGTCAAGAGCCGATTGCTGTCCCACGCTGAGTCCCCGCACAAATTTGGCAGGGGCTCAGTGTACTGGCACTCCATCTGTCAAGTCGAGCTCCAGCTTCTGCACATGGGCGGGGTCGGTCACGTGATCAAAGGGATCGTCCGCGAAGTCGATTGACTGCTGTGCCGCCACGGGGTCGAACCCGAGTTCCTCTGCGGTGGCCCGCATGACCTTGGCGCGGTTGGCGTTGATGTGCTTGCAGGTGCGGAACCCGCTCTTGGCGTCCCGCATCGGGTGGTACCTCCACGCCGGGCAGGAGCAGTAGGGGTCTTTTCCGCCATCGTGGATGGTGATGGTGTATGTGGCTCCGGTGGAGCCTTCCGCGAGTACCGTCTTCATGCTGTCTCCCTCCTGAGAGTCAACCTGTGAACTTGAGTGCAGCGATCAATCGGTGAAGGGCTCGACCCGGGTGTGCCCCCCGAAGGAGGTGAGCAGCCACTCGCGGGGGTCTTCACGCATGGTTCGGTTCTCGATGCCATACGCCATGTCGCTGTTGGGCTTGGTGCGGCACACGACACTGAGCTCGTTCGGGTCAGCGGGGATCACCTTGACCTCGAACCTTGGGTTGCCGACTGCGCTGTGTTTGAGGCGGCGCTTTACTTCGAGGGTCCCGTACACGATTCGCTTGTTACTCATTTCGTGTCTCCTTACTGAAAGAGTATTTTGTGC